TGCATAGACCGGTGCACTAATGGTGTCTACTGCCACATTGGCCTTGAGCTTATTGTACTCTGCCACAGGCTTACCTGAACTGGTATCGTCTCCTGGTATACCAGGAACCATGTGATTCATGTTCTGTTGATAGAGGCATCCAAACCAAATCCCGCGGCCAGGATCGCCGTTGATGAAACATACCACGACTTCGTTTTCTAGATCAGGTGGTACGAACCAAAAGCCGTAGCTGCGCTGCGTATTGGTCCAGCTTGGTCCATTGGTATTGTCATAAACACTGGTGGCACCAGCAAATGGACTAGCATATGTACAGGTAAACCATTGATCTTCATCTAGTGGATCGCCGCTTACTTCTGGTATCCAAACCTTGAGCCTACCCATGCGTTGTGCATCGTTGTTGGCTTTGACAAATCCAACATAGATCTTGTCAAGCTGAGTCGCACGCCCGTCCGGCTGTAATTCATATGATTTACTACTGACAGTGGTCCTACTAAGGATAGGCAAACATCTTCTCCATCAAAACACTATCATACATTTATCAAGCTCCGGCATGGAATCCCTGACCAGATGTTTGTACTGGATCAGAAGGGGTAGAATTTACAGCAAGATTGCGTTCTGCATTGCGTGCTGCTGCCATTCCCGTAGCCGGATCGTTGGCCACTGTCTGCGCAAGAACGTCTTTCTGGCATTTCAATAGCTGTGTAAACTTACCTCGATTGAAATAATTTTCAACTTCCATTACAATATAGATGCCGTTGAAGAAGTCACCAGTACCGGGTGCAGTGCTGGCAAGACCTGTATTCTCATCTATCACTATTCCCACCTTAAACTCCAGCAATATACAGTTATCGCCGCCTAGAAAATCAGCAGTCGGAGAAGCTCCGTTGTTCAGTGAGCTAATAAACCGTTGATTCTGAGCATAAAGCTGAGCCTGGTAATCCATCAATATATTACTGGTTGGTATCCACCAAGGATCTCCTCTGATACCAAGGTTAATTTCCATGAATGCGCTGCCATCAAATAGATTTCCAAATATCGCTCCAACAAATCCAGTACCAGGTGCATAGGTCTGAGGGTCATGATACGGAGAAGTTTTGGTTTGGTCAGCATTTTGTATGGCATTCTGTCCAGAAGGCTTAGGATCAAACATACCAACAACAGGCAACGGAGATGTTGCAATGCTGGTAAGTGTGTAATCTTCGAGATAGGTAGTAGAAAGAGCAGCTTGTCTAGTAGAGAGATAATTTGCCTTTTGCGCAAAATAACCAGCAACAGCAGGATTCTGAGCGTTGGCAGCAGCTAGAGCAGCTAGATCACCTGCGCTGTAGTTGCCAAATATCAACTGATTGCTACCAGATGTGTTGCTGCTGGTAGCAGGTCCGGCTCCGCCAACCGGACTCTGCACTTGATTGAGAAGCTGTGATCGCTGTGCCAACAGTTGGTTATCTTGGAACACGCTTAGTCCATTAGTGGACGTATCAGTGTATCTCACCCCGTTCTGATAGTTAAACGTGCTTGTACCCCCTGCTGTCGTAACCGAAGGACCGCTGAGTTGATTATCTATCTGGTTTATCTTGTTTGCAGCCACACCGCTTTGATCCTGTGCCAAAAGTCCTTTGATCTGCTGATAACCCTGGCTGTTCTGCGCTGCCAGAGGACCTATACCAAACTGATGATAGGCATTGCTTTGATTCCAAGTTGGTTGGTTGATGGCCCAATAGTTGTCTATCTTGATATCAAATGACATCACTTCTGTGTTTTTGCCAGTATAGATATAATCGTATCTCTTGGTTAGGCGGTTGTTGGCAATGAGATAGTTTAACTTTGCTAGCTGTGTGGTAGGTTTCTGCGCATCAGCTGCAGCTTTCATATCTGTATAGGCCTTAACTGTTTCAGTTGGCACTAATGTGTAGGTAATTTCACGTTTGTAATCTCGCAGATCAAAATCCCAGCCGACTATTTTCATGCTGCTGTAAACAGTGACGTACTTTAATATAGCATGCCCAGATAGGCTAGCGCCGCCATTTGTAGCACTATCCGCCCCTACTATCCAAGCCTGTGCATCTTGGCAAAGATACACCACAAAATTTATGATGTTTTCGATAGCTTGACCTTTGTTGATAGAAATAACGGTCTGGTTACCTATGGCACTGGCCTGCATATCCGTGTTACGAGCTACCTGATTATTCACATCGGCCGGCTTGAGAGTCCACGTTTTCCAAACATCTGGATAGATGAACTTGTAGGTAGTGCGTCGGATACCATCGTTGTTGAGCTCGCCTGCTTGCTTGTTTAATGCTTCTTGGTAACCAAGGAAGAAATCTGAAAGAGTCACTGCCTTTACCTTGATATTGGCATACGGCGTGGCATATTGGTTCATCTCACCGAGAACATTATCAACGATCAGCTTCACGGAATATGTGCTGCCAACGTGTGTGGCCTGCACAGATATGTTAACTATGGAAACTCTATAGAGATTATAGTACAGGTTATTGGCCATGATATTACCATCTTCGTCATAGCCTTTGAACCAAACCTCTAAGAAATAAGGGCAACGCATGTGATTAGCAACGCCTATCTCTTGAGCAGCTGCATATATCTTGTCCAACAAGCTTAACCCAAGCGGCTCGCTGACTATCATGTCAAACTCTTTGGTGGTCCACATGTTTCTTTTTTGAGCATTAGATGTACAAGATGCTATGCTCTTCAGCTCAACAATGTTGAAACCAGCAGTCACACCGCTTTCTGCTATCACGCTCTTGGCCATCGCATTGCTGTTAGGATTGCTGAGATCTATGTTATTGTAGGCTTCTTGCTCACTGGTGAGAAACCACCGCACATGATATGTGTAATTTGCGAGATCATTCAACGGATTTGGCATGGCATTGAAATTGAGACCTTGGCTAGCTAGCCTGGCATCAAAACTGGTATTAGCAGGTGCCACAGTTGTGGTAGTATAGGGCACACCAGCTTGCCTATCTCGGTTATAGATTTGATCTGCAACTCTCAGCGCATTTGCGCCAGTGAAACTTGGGTCAAAAGTATTTTGATTAGAAACCACCGATGCACCTGCATCTGGTTTCGCTGGATTTACAGGAGGTATGGCAGATGTAGTCGTTGCAGTTGGACCGAGATTAGCAGCCATCAGATGTACCCCGTGAGACTGTCCTTGCTGGGAACATATATCGTGATTCCTGTCACGAAATCGTAGATTGGATCTTTGATGATATTTGGATTACGCATCATGAATATCCACCAAAGCATGCTGGTACCATACAGCTGGCTAGCCAGTAGATCAGGTCTATGATTGTAGCTGCTGCTCAGCTGATACAAGCTGTCGCTGCTCTTTGGTAATATGTATGGTCCCTGCCAGAAATCCAGATAGGTTACATAGTTGTTGGTCTGCGGAGTTGAGTAATATGGACTGGTACGCTCGTAGATAACCTGTGTCATATCCACCTACCCTGTTTCATGAGCTCACCGGTACGGAAACTGTCTAGGTTAAACTGACGCAATCTGCTTGGAGTGTTCTGTACAGTGAGACCTACGCTGAGATTAAACACAGCTGGTAACCAGACGTATCCGTCTTGTCCTTGTAGATCGCTCTTGAACATCCTAGATGTCATCAACGCACTGTTTGTTACATCAAAGAAACTCTGCAGCTGAGGAGTTGTCTGTACCTGGCTGAAACCCGGTATGTTTGTCTGGCTCTGAGCTGACGAATATGCCTGTATGTTTGATAGATCGATAGGCACATAATCCACATCAATTGGCAGGTCATAGGAGAACTGAGTCACTAACACCGGCAATTGATTGAACATGTACTGTCCGTAGGCATCAAACAACAGCACAGGCGGAGGGGTGCCTAGATTAGCACCTGATCCAAAATACATCTTGGTCACAGTGCGAAGGAAATGTATAGCAGCTAGTGCATATATTCCTTCCTGTTGATTTTGAACGCTGAACCCACCATTGACAGTCATCTTCAACGCAGGTGTGCGATTGTAAGCAAGTATCTCTTGGTTTACATGCACGAGATCAATGCTCTGGTATTCTACGGTCTGCTCAAAGGTTATCTGTGGCTGATATGGCCAAACTAGCCCGTTGGTTGCCCGCAACGGTTGTAACAGACCGCTACCACCATATATTTCTAAAGCAGCTGCTGGTTTTGGACGCAACCGAACTCGACGTCCAGCTGCATCACTATCATTAGAGAAACCATTTGGTTGGTTAGCTGTATCAGATTGCATGACGCTGCTCTGTCCTGGCTGCCCGCTGCCGCTTGGTGAGTAGGTGTCTGCCATAAATATCCTCTATCAAAAGCCCACATACTATTTATGGTGTTGAAATTGGTACCGTTTAGGCATATCAATTTGACTTGTTTGGCATATTCGTTGCAAAGTTGCCATAGTGATGTAAGCTACGTCAAACAACAAAGTAAGAAGAATAACTCATGGCAGCTGTGACCAAGATCAAATATCTCACCAATAAGGATTTGTTAGAAGAGATACATCGCAGCAAAGGCACCTATTGCGAGTTTGTAGATCAAAAATATGCCAACTATGACATCATAGTTGATGATCTAGCCAAGGTGACCCAGGAAAGGTTAACAGAAGCGAGATTGAAGAAAATAGATCAAACCACACTAGCGGCCAAGAAAGCACAGATAGCTGCTGGTATACGCAATCCAGTCGTGACCATAGACGAGATTTTCATACAAGATATAGTGGTTAGATTGATGACGTTTGATCATATACCGATCAACGAAGAGAAGATTAACAAAGCCAAGACTGTGAGCGAACGCCACATCAAATGTAACTTCCCACCATACCAGCACTTTATATTCAAAGATGAAGAGTTTGTATGCGTAGGCAAGAGCCATTGGACGGGCGGGCTTGAGAATGGGCACTTCAGCGTCACGCATGGCAAGATGACCAACAAGCTGGCCATGATGTTTATGAAACTAGTGGAGCGCTACGGACATCGCGGCAACTGGCGGGGGTATTGTGTAGATACCGCAACAGAAGCACTGACCAAGAGAGGTTGGTTAAACATAGATGACATCTGTGAAGATGACACGATCCT